ACGACCTCTATGCCAGGGAAGAGCTCGTAGCTGAGCTCACGGCTGCGCTGATGGGACATCAGCTTGGCTTCAACACGCGTGTTCAGGAGAACAACGCTGCGTACCTGGGCTCCTGGCTCAAGAGCCTGAAAAAGGATCCCAAGTTCCTGGTCAGCCTGCTGGCCGACGTGAACAAAGCTGCCCAGATGATAGGGCAGTACATCAATCAGGAGGCAGCGTAAGGCTGCCTCTTTTCGTTTCACCTAAATGCTTACGGATATGCTGAAGTACGCTATATACGAATACGTCCCACAGAGGAGACTGGAAAGATCTACCTTCGAGCAAAGGGAGATCCACAGAAGAGTCCTTGACTTCAAGGATGGAAGATACTACGCTAAGCTATGGGCTGCGCGCTCCATGGCTCTGGCTCTGTCCCTCGTAAACCTCAGAGACGTGGCCATCGTATGTATCCCTGCGTCAAGCAGGTACTCGCATATCCGTAGGTATAAGGAGTTCACCCGTCTGCTTTGCAGCATGACTGGCGCCATCAACGGCTTCGACTGGATCGAGGTTTTCTCTACACGTGAGAAACGTCACCTCTCCGAGGACAGGTCGAAAATCGACATCATGCAGAACACCAGGATAAGCAGCATCGTCAAAGGCCAGAAGATTCTGGTCATAGACGACGTCTGCACTACCTGCGCTACGGCAGACTATTTCATAGACTGCCTTCGTAGGGCAGGCGCACATGTGTGCATGGCTATGTTCCTGGCCAAGACGCAACGGCGTCCATGGTAACCCCTGAAGGGAGAGAGGTAGGCAGGCAAGAGAATGAGGAAGGATATGCAGGTATGCACATTCTCCTCATACACATGCCTGCCTGATAGTGTCAGTCCCCACCCCTGACCCCGGCACAATGCGGAATATGTTGGCGATGCCAATATAATCCACATAGAGCCGCCTTAACCGCAAATATCGTGCCATAGTGCCCGTATTTCGGCGGTGGGGCGCAAAATCACCTAATGCAAATTTTCGTAATAAGTATTTACATATTCCGCTATCGTTTCAGAGGAAAGTCGAAGGCGAGCGTAGGGCGGTGAGGGGTGTGCTTGCGTTGCAGCCTGGCGTTTTCGGCACGCAAAACCGCTAACTTCCACAGAGCCAGCGGTTTTGCGTGCCGCGGTAGTGGAATTTCTGTGCGAAATCCACTTTTGGGGCTTGTCTGCCTGACTGTAACGGTCATTCAGCCTGCGTTTTTCTTTTCATCGGTGGCGACTTTCCTGATTGGAGATTGGTAAATTTCGATTTCTGCTTAAGCGGTTCAGTTCGAATAAGAAGTGGTAAATTTTTCTTCTTTTCTTTGGTTTATCGTATTTTCTTCGTATATTTGCAGCGAAGTATTAGTAATCTATTAGCATTATGAAGAGAATTATGTTTATTCTGGCCATGATGATGGCAGTTTGTAGCGCACAGGCGCAGAGTGTGAATCAACCTGGTGAGAAGTACCCTGTATATTGCTCGTTGAAGGGGTATAACTTCTGGGGAGTCGGTAAGGTGAAAGTGCAGCTGGATCTTGGTTATAAGACCAGCAACTTTGAAACCCTTTTGGATGAGAACGGAAAACAGATCAAGTTCAACACGATGATGGAAGTCATCAACTACATGGCTAAAAGAGGGTGGGAACTTGACCAGGTATGTTTCTTCACCGAAGGTTTGTCTAAGACGAATGTAGCCAACTACGTCTTGAAGAAATATATCACAGATGATAGTCAGATCAGAGAAGGCCTGAAAACACAGGATGATGATGATTAACCAGATAAAACAGATGATCATTTTCTCTCAAAAAGTAAAATAACGAGGTTTTTATTATACTTTTCATCGAAAAATCTAAAAATTTTCCCGAATTTCTTTGGAGGTTCGGGATTTTTTCGTACCTTTGCCATCGCTTACAACACGGTGGTAGTCCACTCGTCAGAGCGCACGTCAGACGCTCAGCTTGTTTAGCCGGGCATTTTTTATGCCATCAGAGTAGTTACTCGTAACATACATCTACGGCTGCATTCTCGTAACATTGAACTGCCCTGCGGGTGAGTCACTGTGTTGTAAGCAACGGGAAGTGCAGCCGTTTCTCTGTCTCCTCGCCAGTGGGGTTCGCTGGCATGCTTACAACACAGTGCGATATGCAACAGTTATCACTTCAGTTCGAGGGCTATGCCGACGAGATGCGGCAGCCGGTAGAGGTAAGCGCTACCACACAGCGCGTGATGAATCTCGTGGCCAAGGTTATGCCGAAGGTCATCCTCTTCTCTCAGGCAGCAGCTGCTGTCACATTCGGTTTCGGTTTGATGTTTTTGGCAGCAATCATAGGAGGGTAGGCTTATGATACTGAGCGAGTACGAGGCCAAGCGTGCAGAGCTTGACCAGAAGATGAAGGAGATCGGTGAGCGCGAGGCTGAGCACAAGATGGAGCTCTCCATCAAGTATCAGGCAGAGTGCAAGAAGATCCAGTCTCAGATCGGCCAGCTGAAGAAAAAACAGAAGGAGGCCTTGAAGCAGTACCAGAATGACAAGATGTGGTTCCATCGCAAGTATCGGGATGAGAAACATGAGATTACTCAGAAGATACATATGCTACGCATGGAGTACCTGACAGTCAACGGCATCAAGGAAGGAGGTGATGTATGAGCATCATTAACATGAAGCCTGAGGCCGTGGAGCTGGTGAACCGGCTCTGCGACCCTGGCAACCTCGAAGAGAGGATCATTGCCATTGAAGGTGCAGAAGACCAGCTTCAGAAGATGGCATATGACCAGAGCGAACCGTTGATAGGCTATGACCTCTATGAGATAGCCTTTACTCTCAAGATCTACAGAAAGGAATTACAGGAACTTAAAACTCTTTTGGAAAATGGAAAAGCAGAAGGAAGATCTAGTCAGGAACCAGGTGATTGATGCCTACTTCAAGTTCCGCAGCAACCTACCTCAAGAGGGGTATGTTCAGCAGAACAGGTCGACACAGGAGATTCTTGATGACCTAGCAGATATGATCTATCTTACATCTAACGATATCGTGGAATACTTAGTTCAACACGAGTATGCCCCGACCACAGAGCAAGATGGTACTGTAAAGTGGGCCATCTGGAGAGTCATTTAATCACATAGATTGTTTTTTTTATTCATTTCGGGCTGCCTGCAGAAATTGCACGCAGCCTGTTTTTGTAGTTTTATAATTATAAGGTTAACCTTAACTTTGCACTATGATTACATTGTACACCTCATTTCAGTCGAAGGAATTCTCCTGTCAGGTGCCCGATATCAGATTGGCGATATCGCTGACAAGAGTTTTGCTAACCGTCACCGTCACAAAGTCTGGTGATCAGCAAGAGATATACAGCGAATACCTCTATCCTGACCGTAGTGGCGTTATCGCCCTGAGCGACATGGATAAGCTCATAGAGCCATATGCCGACAAATGGCTGACTTTCGCCCTTGGTGTGACGATTAGGGAGGAGAAGGTGACACAGAACAATGTCGGTAACGAGGTGATCAGCAATACCAGCGAGAGAAGTCTTGCGACGACTGTTGTCAGCTGTAAGGCGAACATCCTGAACATGACTGCCAGCAGCTGGTGTTCTTCTCGGTTCCTTACGCTGATGGACGGTGCCAGGACTACCGCCATCGGATGGATGGAACGCCTGAGCTATATCGGCAGCGAGACACCTACATGTACGGCTTACTATGTGGGTGGCAGCTCCCTGAGCTGGCATGTGCCTGTCCTTTCCACTGGTGATGTGACTGTCATCGACACCTCTTCTGAGAACTTCGTTTCTTCTGGCCGTGAGCTGCTGCGTTATGTCATCGAGGCTGGCTCCAGACGCATGACCTATGAGATTGATTTGGACGCTGAGCCTGATGTGGCGCCTGTGCTGCTATTCTGGAACTCCTTTGGTGTTCAGGAGTTGGCTTACTGCACAGGTGAGTTGAAACAGGTATCTTCCTTCGATCGCAAGCAGGCTCGTATCGGACGACTGAAGAAGACTTACGAAATGGAGGAGAAGGAGAGCTTCAAGGCTGACACGGGTATATTGACGTTCCCGATGGCAAACTGGTGGCGCGAGGTATTGCGCTCTAAGGAAATATTCGTTTGCAATATCATCAATGGGACTGTGGATACAGATGGCAAGCCCGTCGTCATTACCTCAGAGAAGATGGAACTGTCGAATGCACCTGATGCATTACCACGCTTCACCTTCGAATACGAGTATGCTGACCGCAATCACAACATCTTCGACGTGAGGGCTGAAGGCCGAATCTTCGACGATACCTTTGACTATACATTTAACTAGATCGATGGAGCAGAAGAAACCAATTCACATGAAGGAAGGGCAGCAGCTGCTGGACATAGCCCGAGATGCCAGACAGAAAGTTTGGATCACTGCCTGGGACTCACAAGGCAATATCGTCCATTACGACGGCTGGCTAGTCAGCAGCTCCAACTGGCGCGGTGGATGGCACCGGCTCACCAATCCCGTGAGCAGGGAAATCAGGACAATTCCTGACATCTTTATGTTTAACATTAACGGACATCCAATATATCTATGAAGAAAGATAGAAAGAATATGATGGTACCGGTTGGTACCAAAGGCGACTATGAGGTGTACCAGATCATGCAGGGATCGATTCAAGATTCTATCGCACTGGAGGCAGAGATTTCCACTCATTACAAGAAGGATACTGATGGCATATACGGCGCACAGGATGAAACGAACCTTGCTAAGATAACTATCGAAGGTAAGGACTATGAGTATGTGCGGTTCGGTGATGATGACCAGGCTCCTTACAGGAACCAGGATCTCATCGAGCAGAATATGGTGATGAGCCAGTGCCAGCATTTCAACATCCTGACTTGCTACGGTCAGGGCATCCGCTTCCTGGACCGTGAAACGGGTGAGATGACACAGGATCCAGAGATCAGGCGCTTCTGCCTTACTAATTCCATTCATCGCCTGTGGCTGAGAATGTCGAATGACATCAAGTACCACTTCTTCACGGTGATGGTCATACACCTCTCCCGTGACCATAAGCGTATCGTTCAGGTGAGGATGAGGAACGCCTGTGACTGTCGCTTCCCTCTTCGTAATAAGTACGGCTGCATGGAATATGTAATATGTGGTGACTTCAGGGATAACCATCATCATGGTGAATACGAGGTGATACCCCTTCTCGATGAGATAGATCCACTGGAGGATCTGCTTTACCGCATGGGGCAGGAGCCAAGCATCTACACGGCTGAGAGAACTCGTGTACCTCAGGACGGCAAGGAGTGTAAGTTCGCCATCCTTTGCGTGGTCCCGACTCCTGGGTACAGAATCTACCCGATACCGCCCTATACGTCGATATACAAGGATGCTTGGTACGACATCTATCGCCTGATAGGCATCGGCAAGCGTTACATGATAAAGAACACCTCTGCACCCCGTATTCAGGTAGAAGTACACCGTACCTACTGGGACAACGTCTGCCGTGAGGAGAATATCACCGATCCGAAGAAACGCATCGAGCGTATCAAGAAAGAAAGGGAGGATATCACTAACTTCTGTACGAAACCGGAGAATGCAGGAAAGGCATGGATTACGTCGTACGACACCACTCCAGAGGGGAAGGAGAAACGCATGGTCCGCGTGTACAACCTCAATGAGGGCAATAAGAAGGAAGGTGGTGACTGGAGCGATGATATGCAGGAGGCATCAAACAGCCTGTGCTTCGCCATGGGCGTACACCCGAACATGGTGGGTGCCGTTCCTGGTAAGGCCCAGATGAACAACTCCGGCTCAGACAAGCGTGAGCTGTTCACACTGAAGCAGGCAATAGAGAAAGCCTTCCATGACGTGATGGAGGTGCCTTTCCATGTGATTTCGTACTTCAACAACTGGCAGGACAGGTTCACATTGGATGTGCCCATGATCCAGCTGACCACTCTGGATGAGAATAAAGACGCTAAAGAGACAACTGTTAACGCTGATAGCAATGGAGATCAATCTGAAAATAACTAAAGAGTCCTTCGAACAGGCGGTGCCTGTGGCAAGGGAGCCGAAAGGAAATATCTTCGCCAAACTGGAGGAGAGAATCAATGCGTGTATAGAGGATATCGCCGACGATAGTCTGGGTGATGTCGGTATTGCTGAGTGTAATGCCCATGAGGATGGGAAACTTGCCAAAACGGTCCTTTCCCTTGCATCGGTGGATGTGTTCCTTCATCAGATGCGAAACCTGGATCTGGTACTTACGGCATCCGGATTCGGTGTAGTATCCACCCAGAATACGGCTCCTGCATCGAAAATGCGTGTGGATGCATTAGACGGTGAGATGCGCGTGGAGTGGCTCAGACTCAATGATGAGCTGTTGGAGCTGTGCTTCATACTGGAAGGATGGTACCAACAGGGACTGAAAGTTATAGACACGCTGTTCTGCTTCTTTAAGCTGTTAAAGACTTTTGGAGGGTTTCAGGCACCACTGGCAAAGGATTGGCAAGATGCCCAGGCAGTTATACTCTCAACAGACCGCTGGCTGAGGGAGAAAATATCTGATGAGTATATGGATGAGCTCATCGGACAGATGGCAACAAACTCGTTGACAGCCCCCAACAAAGGCATTGTCCGTCAGATACGTCGTATCATCGGCGTGGCCATGCAGGGTAACAACCAGGCTGTAACCGAATACTACCGTCGGCTGATGAACACGCTGGAAGGTGACCTTGACACCTACAATACCTATGCTGGTAGTCTGGCTTTCGAGACAAACCACTTCAAGCCCTATGAGAACACAGAAGACTCTGGCGCCTTCCATTTCGTCGGATAGGGTGCTGCACCTGCACTGTCCTGCCACCTGGGGTGAACTCTCCGGCAGGCAGCTCAGATATGTGCTCACGCTCATTGGAAGTAATATGTACAATGACGTGGAGATACGCACGCTCATGCTGATACGGTTCTGCGAAATCAACGTCATAAAGAAACATACTGAAGGGTTCTGGTCTTGTTCTGTAGTCCTTGACAACGGAAAGACTCACTTCTTCGACCTGCAGACATGGCAGATACAGGATATGATCGGGCAGCTGGAGTTTGTTAATCGTCCGGAGGATATGAATGTGAGGCTGGAGAGCATTCAGGGATTCCAGGCGGTGGACAGACTCCTGCACGGTCTCCCCTTCATCGACTACCTGAATCTGGAGGTCTGCTATCAGGGTTTCCTCAGGACAAAGGGCAGTGACCGTGTAGAGGCGATGGCAAAGATTCTCTACCGTGATAAGGACGGTAACCTGCCTGACCGCATCTCTCTCGATATCGCAGAGCAGACAGGCACACTGTTCTGGTTCTTCAACATCAAGAAAGAGTTCGCACGTGCCTTCCCGAACTTCTTCCGTCCCGTCAGCACCGTGGGCGGAGGCAACTATAGCATCCTCGATGCCATCAACGCCCAGCTGAGGGCGCTCACCGATGGGGACGTGACCAAGGAGAATACTGTTAAACAACTGGACTGCTGGCGATGCTTGACAGAGCTGGACGCTAAGGCTCGCGAAGCAGAGGAATTCAAACGGAAATATGGAAATAAATAAAGACACCTTCGATGCGATTACCTATCTTAAAGACTTGGCTGCCAAGAACAGGTTGGCCAAGGGCAACGGTTTCTTCATTGGAAACTGCTCAGGGCCTGACGGTCTTGATCAGGTTATGGCTGAATATCGAGACTACGCCAACTTCATACTCATCGACGACACGACAGACGGTAATACCTTCGGCGCGAAACCGGGTTGGTTTGACCGCAAGGTGTATGCCGTATACATCATCGTCGGCTATGACCTTGGCAACGAAGCCATGTACAAAGAGAAACTGGAGCTGGCGCGTACGATCTTCAAACAGCTACTGTCGCGTATCATTCGTGACAAGGCGTCGATGGCCTTTGGCAAGGCACTCATGTACCTGAACCTAGAGACAGTTTTCAGCCATGAATACGGTCGTTATTCTTTCAACGGAGCGACAGGCCTTTTCTTTCAGATCCAGAATAACGAGCCGCTAAATCTTGTGTTTGATCCTAGCGAGTGGGAGGAGTAAGCCATGGGATACATGAAGAACCTCGCCATAGAGCGAAGGGAATCTGGAAGAAACAGGCGTAGCGGGCACAGCCGTAAGCCTTTCGTCTCTCACCAAGAACGTGACCGTTATCTGAAAGAGTGGAAGGATAACATGATAACGTACTGGCGTGAACGTATAGATAAACTTCGTGTCGTGGATACCGGCAACCTACGCTCTCAAATAGAAGGTGCGTTGTTGTTACAAGGGGCAAGCGCCGTTATAACTCACTCTTTCCCTGCGTACGGAAAATATGCTGATGACGGAACAGGCCGTGAGTTCAACAATGACGGGTACACCGACAGCCTTGGCAGATATTATTCTTCCAGCCGTGGCGTCAATGTATGGGGCGATGGTCAGCTGCCGTTTCTTCTGCCTGGTGGTGAGGAATACCGTAGGGAACATGGCCTTGACAAACCAAAGAAGGTTGGTCCGGCATGGGGTGGACGTGTGGCTGGTGGTCATCCTAGACAGCCAAAACCTTGGTTCTGGTCTAAGTACTATGCTTCACGTATGGTTCTCAACGAGTTGGAACAGGAGTATTTCGGACAGCAGTACATGGGTATGTTCACAACGGCCCTCGATGAGGTGTTCAAACGTACACGGGTGATGCTGTAGTTTTAGCAGACCGCTAGGGGGCTTATCTTTGCATAAAATTTTGATTCATGGCAAATTTAGAGCAGGACTACAATATCTTAGAGGAATCTCTTAGAAAGATCCGTGACGAACGGGGCGTTCATGCCAATACGGCTAAACGTATAGGCACGGCTTTACTCGACCTGCTCCGCTTGACTCGTTCAGGCGTTTTTGATGAGATTATTTTCAAGAAGGTTCTCAACAAACCGGAATTCCTAGAAGGCCTCATTGCTCTTGGTACCATCGTCCTTGGCGAGTATGCCGAAGGTTTAAAGGGGGGTATTATAACGCCTGAAGGCGCTGCTGAGCTGAAGGATCTCTGGGTTCGTGAGCATACCATGATTGGTGACGGCAGCAAGCACTATGATGTTAGTGGTAGGGTGCTGCCTGCACTGGAGGTTAAGGGTGATTCATCCTTCTCCGGTGATCTCTCCAGCCCTGAATTCGTCAGTGCCTTCCTCGGTGGCCTGGGATGGGCTATCCAGTCCAAGGAGTTCGTGAATGCTGCAGGCGAGGTCGAACAGAAATATACTCTGGAGATTGACAATGTTGTTGTCCGCAACACGCTCAGAGTCTTTGAGATGATCGTGTCGCAGCTGCTTGGAGAGAATGCCAACCGTGTCTTCTCTGACATGATGGTGGTTGACCATTTCGACAAGCGCACCGGAAAGGTGATGCTGAAAACTCAGGATGGACAGCTTTTCAACTCTCTTCGTGCTGGTGATTATATCGAGGTGCAACAGTACAATGGTGATCCTGACATCAGTAATGACTGGTATGTCACCAAGGCGTATGAGTTCCGTGTGAAGGAAGTGGGGATAGGCAAAATCTCTGATGGTAAAGACCGTCTGGATTGGCTGACTTTTGAGAACTTCACTTCACAGATGGAGGGCTTGACGCCTGAGAAAGCATTCAAGGAGGGGGACACCTTGGTTCGTGTGGATTCTGAGCGTGCTGATCGTAAGGGGGTCATCACCATCATGGCCGTTGGGGAGAATACGCCCTATATGGATATCTTATACGGCAAGAAAACGGATCCTGTTCACGCCTTGAAAGGGCGCCTCGGTAATCTCGAGGGGATCAGGTCTGATGTGTTCGGATGGCTGGAGGGATTCGGCGCTTATCTCAACAACCTGTATGCCGTCGGTAAGTTCTTCGATCATCAGACTGGCGAAAACCTGAAAGCAAGGGTTGAGATGACTTTGGCTCGTTTCCGCTCATTCTACGCTGAAACAACTTACAACGTGTCTGATGGCGACAACTTCCTGAAGAACGGTTTCTTCCAACAGGCTCTGGAGTTCTGGACACCGTGCGACCTTAGCGGAAATCCCGTCAGCGTGAACCAGGCTGTGGAAGCTATTGGCGTTGGTGGCAGTCCGCTGCTGTTTAACGGGATGGCTATCGGTGTCTCCCGTCAGTCTCTGGCCGAAATAAAGGAGGTTGACGGCATTCAGGTTCTCTATCTCAGGAATATGGGCGTAGCGCAGAGCTTTAGCGACATCAAGAAGAATGGATGGCATGAGGAGTTTGATCCGGATGATGAATTGGGTATGCAGACGGCTCTTGTTGCCGACCAGCTTTATATGGGTGTCCGTATCATGCCTATCACAAGTGGACGCCTGTCTGTCCGCTTCCGCCAGTCCGGCGGAGCTACGTCCGGATGGGAGAGGGATATTGATGCCTCACTCGACTGGCGTCTGTGCCAGGCCTCTGACTCTGTCGCTGACCCCTGGGAGTTCCCTGGAAATGGGAAATTGGTTATCAGCTATTCTGGTGAATGTTATATCCGCTTCGTCGCTCTGCAGACTGATCCTGTAGTGAACTCGAAGGTCGAGTTCTCAACGCTTATTGAGCAGAACAGCCGTAGAATCACTCTGGAGGCTTCACGCCAGGAGGATAACCTGGCTACTGCTGTCGCTCAGATCAATATTGAGTTTGACAATGTAAAAACCACAGTCACTGACAACAAAGATGCTGCTGACAAAGCATTTGAGAATATCGTCAGCGACCTGGATGATGAGATTTCCGCCCGCCAGAGCCTGGAAGATACTTACAAGGCTACTTGGGTCTATCAGAACGACCATCTGCTGTCATTGATGGCGGCTGAGTTTGATAGTGATGGTAAGATCCTGGGCTATGCTGACCTGAAGGTGCAGGTGGAGAACATCTCTACTACCGTTACAGACAATAAAGATGCTGCTGACTCAGCTTTTGCGAATATCATCAGCGACTTGGATGATGAGGTCGCTGCTCGTCTTGGGTTGGCTGATGACCTGGATGACGAGGTCGCTGCTCGTCTTGGACTTGCTGATGACTTGGATGATGAGATTGCTGCTCGTCAGAGCCTGGAAGAGACTTACAAGGCTACTTGGGTCTATCAGAACGATCATCTGCTGTCATTGATGGCGGCTGAGTTTGATAGTGATGGTAAAATCCTGGGCTATGCTGACCTGAAGGTGCAGGTGGAAAATATATCTACCACGGTTACGGACAACAAAAGTGCTGCTGACAAGGCATTTAAGAATATTACGGGTAACCTCATTCCCGGATTGGAGGACGATATAGACACTGTTAACACTAAAGCCAAAAATGCTGCTACTGCTGCCTCTAATGCTGCTACTGCAGCTGCTAACGCTCAGTCAACGGCTAACAGCGCTTCAAGTACAGCTAACAGTGCTGCGACATGGATCAACCAGAACAAGAATACGCTGAGCGCTGTCGCTGGTCACTTTGACAACAATGGTCATCTGACTGAGCTTTCCGGTTATGTTGCTACTTCCAGCTTCTCTGGCCTTTTCTCTCAGTCTTTCAACAATTCTGGTGCTATCACCTCATCCAGCATCAGCGCCTATATCTCTAGTTTTGTCGATGAAGCCGGTGTCAAACAGCTGATTAGCGAGGCGACTATCAAAGCTGATAAGATCAATTTCAAGACTGGCAATTTCAAAATAACCAACGGCTCTGGTCAAACGACACTTTCTCTGGACTCTGCTGGAAACCTGACAATCAGCGGTACCATTAATGGTGGTAGTGTGTTCCGCTACGGCAATGGCGACGGTATCCGTCTGACTGACGCTGGAATCGAACGTTGGAACGCATCTGCTAATGCTTGGGTACCACTCTATGCTGGCAGATATGTAAAGTTCGTAAACGCCAGAACTGAGTACCTGAAAAAAGATGATGATTTCGTCGTTTCACTGCCGTACAACACGACGATATATCTGCCTTCAGGCTGCTCCAATGGTAAGATTTTCACGATAAAGACACTGAATCACACAGTGGACATCAAGGCTTCTGGATCTGAACAACTTTATTTGACTGAGCCTGTGACGTCCAAAGACCTGAATGGTACCGATCGTGCAGAACTGGTCAAATATGGGAATTATTGGTATTGGAACTATATGGAAATTTAAAGCATAAGATTATGAAGAAGAAAACAAAGATCTATGACTTTCGGAAAGTCAGCATGGAAGTGGAAATTGGTGTGTTTAAGGAAGTGGATCTCCGGCGTCCTCTTGCCAATGCCATTCACAAGAACACTGAAGATATCGGCATTGATGAGGTTGCCCGTAAGATCTTCAAGCAGGAGACTGTAGAGATATCGGATGAAGATGCTGCTGTGATCGTTCTCATGCTGAAACATCTCAAGATGCAACTGGTCATCGCTGCCAAGCAGGCTTTGATTAAAATGCTAGAAGATAAATAGTGTCTAACCCCTAAAATTTTATTGTTATGGCAAATGTAAATTTCGAGATTGCAAAATCCAAGAAGAGTGATGAATTCAAACCCATTCAGCTCAGCGATGGGTCTGTTGTTAAAATGCAGTGGGACCTCGACGGCGAAAACGTGAGTATCCGCGGGACTATCGAGAAGAACGGGAAGGAGATTGGCCGTATTAGCTGGTCAACGGAGTTCAACCGCCTTACCGTTTCAATTTCTCCTCTGGATGCCCTAGAGACTTCTGTGGCGCTGGAAGCTGTGGATGTCTTCACGGCGGGGCTGCATAATGTTCTTGATAACAAAGATTGATTGATTGCGAATGGAACCAACTCTCAACGAAAGAATATGGCAATGGCTCGATGGCCATAAACAAGAGTTCTTCGACTGGTGGGCATCCCAGACTAAGGATGCCTCCCAGCTGGAGCTGGTAGCCTTCGACGCTGACCGTCATGTCGGCGCCCTGATGACGTATTCATCTGGTGGCGTCAAAAAGGTTGTGAACGTTTCGCCTTCCACTCTGGTAGAGGGTCTGGCTGCTCTGAATGATGAACTGCGTCAGCGCTGTATCAATGCTGCCGTCAATGCTGAGAACTGGGGACAATTTGCCAAGGAACAGGGTGAGACGGCTGAGTCTCTGAATGCCAGAGCAGAAGAGCTGATCAACGAAATGAAAGCCCTTGAGAGTGCGCTTGACGAAGCTGAACAGGGTCGTGTGTCGGCTGAAGCTGATCGGGAACAGCAGGAATTGCGCCGTCAAAGCAGTGAACAACAACGCGAAGATCTCTTCCTGCGTAATGAGGCTCTGCGACAGGAGATGTTTGACAATGACGAAAGTCAACGTCAGCAGTCTGCTGATCAAAGTGAAAAACAGCGCCAAGATGATTTCGAGGCGGCTGAAGCACTGCGGGAACAGCAGGAATTGCGCCGTCAAAGCAGTGAACAACAACGCAAAGATCTCTTCCTGCGTAATGAGGCTCTGCGACAGGAGATGTTTGACAATAACGAAAGTCAACGTCAGCAATCTGCTGATCAAAGGGAAAATCAGCGCCAGGATGATTTCGAGGCGAATGAAGCACTGAGACAACAGAACTTCTTAGAGGCTGAGAACATACGTATGCAGGCAATCCTGCTGACTAAGTTCTATATTGATCCTGACACCATGGAGCTGCATGCGCTGCAGGTGGAACCTGACAGGACTCAGTACAGCATCAATGATAATGGCGAGCTGATTGCTAGATTCGAGGTTGAAGATTAATTTATGAAGTGGTTATGACAAAGATTGTTGATTCTACTATGGGCCTGGTCGCCACAAAACCGGAAGGTAGCTGGGTTCGCGCTCAGGAATACAGAAGGTTCCAGCAGGTGATACACAACCATGATACGTGGACATCCAAGCGTGATGGCAACAAGGGTAACGAGCCTGTTGATAACAGTCCCCACTGGTTCCGTAATACGGATGGCGGTGAGCATGCCTGGAATGAGGGCGAAGCGGCAATGGCGAAAGCTGAGATGGCCCGCATCCAAGCGGATCGTGCCAAAGGCTACGCTGAGCATCAGCCGAAGATCATTAACGGATACTGGCATATCTGGGATGAGACAACTCAACAGTATGTCAGCTCGCATTCTGCCCTGATTACTGGTGACTCGTTCACGGAGGAAGAAAAGAATGAGATGCTAGACCGTATCTCATCGCCTCACATCATCGGATCTACGTTGGTTTTTCCTTCTACTGGTGATGCGAGGATTGAAGGTAGTACACTAATTTTAACGAAGTGATTATATGGCGACAATTAGAAAAGTTATGGATATCAGCGGTATTCCGTTTGTTATCGAAGACAGGGACGGTGAAAAGTTCATCGTTGGTGTAAAGGTACGCAGACAGGTTTTCAAACTCGAAGGTTCTGGTCTTCCTGTCGATGTCGTGGATAAAATCGAAGGCACTGCCGGAGATGATAAGATCAACGGTGTCGAGGAGATTGAAGAATTCCTGGAGGGCGTGCCTGAGGGATCCAAACTCACGGATTCCGTTCCGTCAGAGTTTGCTTCTGATGAAGACGTTGTTGACGCATGGCAGCAGACCCTGGAGGAAGCGAAACGTGCAGCAGCAAAGGAATAACAGGTAAAACTGTTTGTTTTAGTTATTTATTATTGTTTAATTTTTTAATTTTTGTACTACAATGGCAAAATTTAAAGGTGCGAAGTGGGCGCAGATTCTCACACTCATGGCAGCTATGGCTGCAAGTCTCGTATCAGAGGTGGCTTCAGCAAAGTCTTATGCTGACGGCCTGGTAAAGAAGAACAAGACACCTCATATCGTTGGATCGTCGCTTGTCTTCCCTGCTGATGCTGAAGCTAAGATCGATGGATCGACGCTAGTGTTATCGAAATAGAATCTTTTATTTTAAATTATATAGAAATGAGAAAAGGTTATGTTACTCACGTTCACGCCGATGGGCCGGATACGCCTATCTGCGACGAAGAGAGCTGGGCTCTTTCCAACCAGAACAAGGCCCGGATAGATACTCTTCAGGAGAAAATGCTTAATATGGAGGCTGCTCACGAATATCTGAACAGCTCTGATACTTGGTTCGGCTTCAGGGTGCCTATTGGCAATGCCAATTCTGAAGGGGAACCTGTTGGAAACCTCTTCCGCCTGCGCCATATGCAGGAGATTTTCAAAATTGGTGGTTATATGGTTAAGAATGACCATAGCCGTAAGAAGCTACACCCTTCTGACCACCGGTACTATGAAGATGGCAGCCCTGTTGACTTTACTGGTGCCCATGGCCACTATCAATGGGGTTGGGGCGTTGGTCTGTGGTATGGTGCCTGGGCGGACGAGGATTATAAGTACGAGGCTTTTGATACCCGTAGGATCCCTGGCGTGCCCTGTGTGTATATCCCTGTCGGTTCTCGCTCTTGTAGCGGCTATGCTGCGCTTGACCGTACCAACAATATCCTGTGCGGTTATATCAACAAGACGGCACAGTTCAGGGGCGGTAACAATTCCAACTGGGATGATACCTACCGATCATTGATTGGTAAGCCTGTGACCAACATCGGTATGCCTACTTTAGCTACTTACGCCCGTGCCAATGGTAATATGTGGTTTACCTCGGAGCGTGTGATGCTCTACATCACTGGTGCACTGATCCGTGTCTATTTCCATAACCGTAACATCCAGGCTGCTCGTAATACGCAGCTGACCGCTGATGGTCTGCCTCAGGGCGGTCTCGGTATGGGTGAAAGCTTCTCTGATTACAGTGCGTGGGGTACATACAACAGTTATAATCCGTTCATTGATCTGGATTTTGGTATTGAGATGGGAGACTATACAGGACTTTTGTCTACTACTATCAAGGATGCGGAGGATAACGATATCAACATCACTGGCATTCCATGCTTCATGGGTCTGAAGAATTTCTACAAGTATCTGTGGACCATGACAGAGGATGAGCTACTTATCTGTCAGGCTGACGGTTCTCAGGCTTTCTATGTAGAAGAAATGATTGACGGTACCACGTTTGATGTTTCTGGCGCTGGTAACCATCTGCTGATTGGTAAGACGCCCACTCGTGCTAGTGCCGGCTGGTATTCTATCAAGGATATCAGCACGGATTATCTGTCTGGCATGCCTACTGAGGTCGGTGCTACCGGTTCCACCTATTTTGCTGACGGTTATTATAATCCTGTCGGTGAAGCGGGTTCGGTTCGTGGTGCTATTCGTTTGGGCGACGCTAGCTATGGCGACGTTGCCGGCTCGTGCATGCTCTATGGCAACTATGCCCCCTCGTATGCCTCTGCGGTCGGGGGCGCGGTCCTCTGTGAATTTGCGACACCATTCAGCACGAAGCTCACAACTGTCGCGTGATATGTTGGCACTCGAATGAGTGCAAAGTACACCACCGCCGTCAGGCGGTCTGCCTCGCCTCCGGGCGAGGCCCTCTCTAACAAATAATGTTAAATATCGCTCTTTGACTTGCTGAATGACAATGAAAGTGTGTATCTTTGCATCGCTTTTAATGAAGAAAGTAGGTAGATCCCTCAGCCACTCGGTTCGTGGTGCTATTCGTTTGGGCAACGCTAACAATGGCGACAATGCCGGCTCGTGCATGCTCAATGGCAACAATGCCCCCTCGAATGCCAATGCGAACAGGGGCGCGGTCCACAGTAATCCTTAAAGTATAAGAGGGAGAGCCTTTCCTAACGGAAGAACATATCGAAAGATGGCGGCGAGTCTCGTAGGTACAGGCCGAGCGACATACCCGTCGGAAGGGATCACAGATCCTTCCAGCAGACCCACAATGTTTCACATCTAACTCCGAGTTATTATGCGTCGAATTCGCGATAACCGGGAGAACGAGACCCTTGAGAACGCTCAGGAGGCATTTGAGCGTTATGCAGATCAGAAACATAAGAGGTGGAACGTCATGCGCTATGAAGAGGCTATAGACGAGAACACCCACAGGGTTCTGCAGGAGATCATTGAGGAGTCCTTCGTTCCTTCCGGTTATATTGAAAAGTGGATCTATGACAAGAAGCCGCGGAAGCTGGCTAAAGCACCCGTCTTCGATCATCACTGCGAGGCTGCCCACATGCTGCCGTATGAGACACAGGTCTATGACCATATCTCCTGGAGAGCGCCAGCCGTAAGGCCCAACCTCGGTACACACGCCATGATGCGGTTCATCCGCAATGAGCTGTACCGTTACCCGCAGGCTGAGGTATACTACCACGTCATGCTCGACATCCATCACTATTTTCCTTTGATGGATCATGAGCTCCTGAAAAGGAAGATCTCAAACAAGTTCAAGGCTGGGAAACTCCGTAACTTTATCTTCCGTGTCATCGACTCCTATCCGCAAGGAGCTCCGCTTGGCATCAAGCTAGCACAGCTGTTCGGTATGCTGTACCTGGCAGACTTCGACCGTCTGATGGAAAGGTTCTTTGACATCCCGAAGGATCCTGAGAAGATGGCATACTGGACAAGCAGGTATATCACAGAATGGATCCTGACTGCCAAATCGCCTGATGAACGGCTGGTTCTGGAGAAAGGGTCTGCTTACCTGGCAGAAAGGTTCAGGAGATTTGCGGAGGAGGGGCTAAGGCATTACTTCAGATTTGTGGATAATATTCTGGTCATGCACGGTGATAAGCCGTTCCTAAGGATCACAAGAGAAATCATCATCATGATTCTCACTCGAGACTACAGGGCTCAAATCAACTCAGACTACAATGTGAGACCTGTATGGATGGGCATCAGGCTCGTAGGATACACCTACTTCCACGAAAAGGTTGGGGTGTCGAAAGATAACAAGAAGAACCTCGCTAAGAGGGCTCATAAGTTGGCAAAACTCGGTTTCTCGGAGGAGGACATCAGGAAAGAGCTTTCAAGCCAACTAGGATACATCAAGCATGCAGACAGTATTAATTTAATCAAGACAATAGGAATGGAAAAGTCACTTGGAAAGATCATCAAAAACAGGCGCATCAAACCGCCTTTCAAGGGAATGAACCCCAACCAGAAAGTTCCGTTTTCATCTTTAATAGTAAAGGAACTTGACAATAATGGGGGGGGGGTAAATGCTAACCCCACGAAAATATTACTGGAAGAATATACAATCCTTGAATCAAAAATTGACAAAGAAACAAGGACTGTCGTTGAGATGGATTCCACAGGAAAGCAACATCAGATATCGAGGCAGGTGCCTGCTCAGGTGCTGGCCATCAGATTCAAGAAAATACTTCAGACCATCACTCGCCATGATGCCAACGGCGATGAGGAAGAGACTTACATCTTCCAGAAGAGAAAAGACGAGGATGGGCAACTCTCTACTGACGATGCAGAGTTCTACGCTTTCACGGGCAGCAGGATCATGATCGATCAGGCTCAGTGTGACTTCACGCCTGAAGACCTGCCCTGTCCCACCGTCATTCAGCAGGTCAGGGGCAAAGATGGTAAATTATATACTAAATTCACTTGATATGGAAAAATTAATGAAATCGGCTACTTACGCCGAACAGAAAAGTTTCTTCCCCTTTGGGGATGGTATGATTGTAGCCTTCCTGAATGAGGAGGTGGTTGAGAACTGGGAACAGCCCAACACACCAGAGGACTTGCCTGCCATTACTGGCTATAAGTACACTGGTCCGCGTGAGGATGGTGGTACGCTGCTGCCATGTAGCGACCCTCAGGACTATGGTTGTCTCACAGACGCCATCATCAGCTCCAGATACTCCAAGAGCGAAGAGATGGCTATCCACCGCCATTACCAGAATGATAACGAGACTTACAAAGCTGAATGGCAAGAATATAACGAGTTCTGTGAGGATGCGAAAGCCCTGGCTAAAATCTGGCTGCGCATAGATGGTTAAATGATTCCCTTTGGTTAGAAATACACCCATGCAGCGATGCACGGGTGTATTTTTATTTTCTGCCTTTGCTTCGTATCTTTGCAATAAATTTGAAGCATATGGCATTGAAAACGATAATTGCGCTTGTTGGGGCTTTCCCATGTACCATTGCAGTGAACTTCCTGCAATATATCTTCCGTGACTGGGAGTTCGCCAAGTGGATATGCGTGGCTGTTGTCGTGGATACGATCGTCAGCCTGGTGAAGCACTTCATCCTTAAAGACCTATCCAGCGAGGAGTTCTGGGCAAAGTTCTCCAAGAAAATCTTTGTATATCTTTGTTTGCTCGTGCTGTCGAATATACTGACCAACTACACTGTTAATGGGCATGTCGTCGGCTCGACCCAGTGGATTGGCGAATACCTCTGCACGGCTATGCTGATTCGTGAGGCTTTCTCGATTATTGAGAACGGGTGTGCCATCGTGCCGGTTCTGCCTAAGTCTTTCCTGAAACGCCTGAAGGACTTCAACGAGAAGGGTGAATTTGTCAACAAAAAGAAAGAGGAG